GTTTTTTAAATTTCCAGCCTGATCTCAAATGGTCTTGATCCTGTGGGTTGTCGACTATTTTTGAATTCCCTTGTTTATCATACATTTGTATTGACATTATGGATTACCTCTCTTGTAAGCATAAGTCACTGAAAGTGTTGCATTGAACTGCCCTAGTGGTTGTTGTCTTTCAACGACTTCTATGTTGTTAATTGATGATTGTACGTAGTGTGTGGCAGTGTTGTCAACAGTTATATTTCTATCTCTGCTTAACTCCAATGTTTTTTCTATGTTAGTAATTAGATTATTTCTTGCTGTGTCCAGTTCACTGCCTCTGACAAAACATCGTAGTTCTATTTCAAGTGTGCCTTGTCTTTCTGACATACTGATGTCTTCTCTTTCCTCATTGCCACTAACAACAAGTATTGCTGGAAACTGTGTGATTGCTAGTTTTTCAAAATCAAAGAATTCTCTGCTAACCAAGACTGCTCCTGGTTTAGACATATTCTTTAATTGTTCAACGATATCAATCGCTATGTTTTCTCTTGCACTCATTCAATTATCTTACAAGACGATTGAAGTGTGTGGGTTTATCTTCTCCTACTGAGATATCTCCGGAACTATCAAAATCGTACTTGACTCCTACTCTTAAAATTTTGTCAAATTCTGTTCTGTATTCTTGTCTGTAATATGCCATTTTTTCTCTGAATACATCACCTTCTGGAGAGAACGTGCTTAGACGTGGGTAGATGTAATGTCCCAATACATGGTACACTGCACATCTTGTCCATTGGCTGTCTACAAGCAAACTGTCTTCAAATGTTGTTGTAGTACCTGCAGATAGATCATAACGACCATAGTTTGCTCTAGGCCACCATTCTATTTCAATGTCTCTTTTTACGTCTGCTGTTGATAGTGTGTGGAGATCCGAATAATCCTGGATTCCATAGTTTTTGATGTCAGGCTCGTATTGTTCAAGATCTGCATCTGTTGTAAAGTTAGCCACTTAAGAGTCCTCCTGTTAAAGTGTGTGCAAGTCCTTCTTGCTAAAACTTATTTATTGCGTGTGCCTATGTGTTAAGCACTAATAAAAAAGGGCGACACTGGGCCGCCCTTTTTGTAAACTGAGCGAAGGTATAAACCTCCAATCAATTATTATGATATAGTTGCGTCTACTGGTATTTGTACACCGTATGAGTCATGTAATTCAGACACACCGTATACAGCCGTTGCAACAACTTCTGTAGCTCTTAAAGATTCATCTCTTTGAGTAGCAATTTTCATGTCTGAGCCCATAGCCATCGCAAGTGCATCTCTGCTGAACACAGAGTTTACGGCACTTGTAGCCGAGTCAGCCACAACATTTGAAGTTTCGAAAATATCGATACCTGCTATTCTTCCAACATAACCTTCAGTCATTGCCGCGTTGACAACTCCTGTGTTACCTTGCGGTACGAATGTTGAAGTCATAGTTTTCTTCATGTTGAAGATTGACGCTGGGTTGAAAACACCAAAGTATGGTCCTGGTACTCCAGCATTCTTTAATTTTGCCGCCGCCGCAAATAAGTGAGCCGCAGTCATTTCTGTCTGCGTGTCAGTTGCGTTGCCTAATGCAAAAGTTGAGAAGCCTGAGAATAAACCAGTTAAGTCTTGGTCAATTTTCTTAGCGATTGCTTCACCAAAAAGTCTACCAATGTCACTGATAACGTTCTGTTTTGAGTAGTTTAACGCCAAGTCAGTTACAGTAGTCATTACACCTACTTCACCAAGTGTAATATCTTTTTTGGATGTTGTTACAGCAGTGTTTGCCAAGTCAACAGTTTCTGCAACTGCCGCCGCCGCTGGTGTACTGTAGATCGGCACTTGTAATACCGTTCCACCGTTGTTTTGTGGGATCGTAAAAGTCTTAACAAGATTTCTCATTACAGATCTTTCAGCCGCCACGAATTGTGCTTCCGCTACGATTGATGATATTAAATCATCAACACCACCGGATGCTAGTTTTACTTCATTAGCCATTTTGTTATCTCCTATAGTCTAACGTGTTAATGTTAACCTATGCCTTGTGTTTTTCTGTACTCAGCATAGATTGCTCTTTGTGCTGGATCTTTCATATCCAACTTAGTGATATCAACTGGTTTCACGCCGTCTGTTTGTGTATTTGATTTTGCTCCGCTACCTGATGGGCCTGCACTTATAAAGTGCAAATTATTATCTAAGAACTCTTTTACCAACATATCAACCGATAAAGGTTCTCCAGATTCAGCATAGCGTGGAGTTCCATTCTTATCCACAACTTCAACATCTCCAGTGTCGTTCAATTTAACTTGGTCTTTGACTAGCCTTACGACTTGCTCCGGATTAATAGCGCCGTATTTGCTACTGGCCTGAAGCAGTGAATCATCAACCTTGATTGAATTCAACTGTGCGTGTAATTGAGCAATCCTTTGGTCTTTCTTTTCAGCAGTTTCCTTAAGTATTTTCTCAAATTCACCTCGTTTCTTCTGTTCCTCAAGTACTACTTCTTCTTCCTTTTCTAACATAGAACGATACTTTTCAACGTCTACTCCTTGGAATTTTTTAAGCACATTGGATTCTGTCTTTTTACGTACAGCCGCCATTGCGTCATTAAACTCGTCTTGAGTAAATGTTTTAGGTGTTGATACCTCTTCTTGAGATTGGTTGTTAGTTGGACTAACTTTAGAGTCATCTGCTTTGTTCTCAATGTTCTCGGCAGTTTTGACTTCTGGATTTGCATACTGTTCCATTATCAGTTCCTCCTTTGGAGTTGTGTGTTTATTTACCTGTGTATTTACGTGTTTAATGTACGTATGAATATATTTTAGGTTTTAGGCTGACGTTTTGGATCAATAGTGTACAATGTTAAAAGTTCAAGTTTTCTTAGGTGTGCAAGGTCCTTTATTTTTTTCAATGCCTTCCTTGCCTTGAATGCACTCTGTTTGGATTGCCATTCTATTGTGCGTCTGTTAAGTTCTTTGTATTCTTTGTAAGCATTGTCTAATGCTATGCTTACTGACGTTTCAATTGCTTGTCCGTCTAGTTTTCCTTTGTATGGCATTTACTTCTTTAATATTTTCTTTGCCCAACTTAAACCTGCGTTGCCACCCCAACCTAGGTATGCTTGGGTACCTGGTGTGTTCTTGCCTGGCTGGTAGTATGTTTTTGCTCTGCTCAAATAACTGAATGTTCTTCTTACTGTGGCTAAACTTACATTTTTGCCACCAGCAAATTGATTTGCTCTGGCTAATCCCACAGGTGTCATTCCTTTACGACTGGCTGGTGCTTGATCTCTTAAACGCAAGGCACGTTTTGCATTGGCTTTCATTTGTTGTGTTGGTTTTGGCATTGTGTCTCCTATTTGTATATGAACGGATCTTTTTTTGCTAATTTTTCTAATTGTTTTCTAAATTTTTTCTTTTCAACTGGACAGTTGCAGTGTTCACATCTGCAGTCAGTACATTTTTTATTACAGTGTGATGTGTGTCCACAACTGCAACGTTTTACTCCAAACACTTTGTCAGTTAGTTTGTCTATTGCTCCAAAAAACTTTGATAAAAAATTATCCATCAGTCGTACATTACCTCGTCTTGCCAACTGGTGTTGTATTGTTTGTTGTCCCACCAACTTAATTCATTGTTGTCTAGTGTTTTAAATCCTTGATCTCTGTCAATGTATTTGTAATCTACTTTTTCCAAATCAAACTGTGCCAACCACATAAAAACTTTTTTAATTGCAAAGTCCTTGCAACTGTAAACATCCAATTGTATTACACCATCTTTCCAACTGTGAAATGTTATTGAACTTGTATCAATGATAGCAACTGAACTGTATCCTTCGTTGCCTTCAACATCTGACCATTTGGTGTGTGGTCCACTTAATATGTTCATGTCGATGTCTTTGATTAATTGTTTCATGCTGTTGTCAACAAGTTCTCTGTCTTTGAACAATGGTGGTGAATTAACTTCAGCCCTTACCAACAGATGTTTGTGTACTAGTCTTGGATTCATTTAGTTTTCCTTTTCTTGCATTATTTAATACAGTGATGTCTTGTTGTATTAGAACTGGTGTGGGTGTAGAATGCCCTCGGTACTGTGGATGAGAATACAACCATTCTTCATTTGTGCGTTGTTCATTTAATCTGTAATGGATATTGCAAAGTGTTCTGCCACTTGCGTTGGGGTGTAGCCACATACGTGCCACATAATCACCCAAAGGCGTGATACGTTGTTCACCACGCCATCTTTGGATGTCAATTTTTTGTTTGGCCCAAAATGCCTTGCTCCATGGACAAACTGCCACTATGGACGCAAAGTATTCAGTCCAA